ACGCTTATAGAGCTAAGTCAGAGAGCGGTGTAGGTAGTCCAGTGGCAGTAGGGCAGACTGTGCCTAATGCAGACACTAAGCTAATCAAGTATCTAGCTACTCACGGCCACTGGACTCCATTCAGTCACCCTCAGATAACCATGCGCTACACAGTGCCTATCTTCATCGCTCGTCAAGAGTTCAAGCACATCGTAGGCTTCACTCGTAATGAGATTAGTCGTAGGTATGTTGATGATACTCCTGAGTTCTATGTTCCTGAAGTATGGCGTAGTAGGCCAGAGGGAAGCGTTAAGCAAGGCAGTGGTGTCCCCTGTGGCAACCAAAGCTCGGCAGCTTTTTATGCAAGAGAGGCTACAAAAACAGCTTTACTAGCTTATAAGTATCTCCTTGAGGATGACAATGTAGCACCAGAGCAAGCACGTATGGTCTTACCTCAGTCCATGTACACCTCGTATTACATCACTGGCTCACTAGCAGCCTTTGCTCGTATGGTTAAGCAGCGCAGTGACCCTCATGCTCAAGTAGAGATACAAGAGTTAGCTAAGATGGTTGATGAGATTATACGTCCTTTATATCCCGTGTCGTGGGAGGCATTGACTGATGATTGAAACATTAATGATGGTACTTGTGTGCCTCGGATTCCTAGTGGTCTCACTAGCTCTAGCTTTTAGCTTTGCTATGAATGCATACCTAGATTACCTAGAAGCATCCGTAGCTATTGAACACGGCATTCGTATTGTGACTGAACGTAATAAAGAAGGTGAACCAGATGACGACCCTATTGATTGATGGTGACATCGTAGCCTACCAAGCTGCCTCTGCCACTGAAGTTCCTACCAAGTGGGACGATGACTTATGGACGCTCCATGCTTATGAGTCAGATGGACAGGAATTGATTAAGAAGAAACTAGCAGCAATGCTTAAACAGACAGGGTGTGACGACTTCAAGTTCTACCTGACAGGTAAAGAGAACTTCCGTTATGACGTTTTAGAGTCCTACAAAGGTAACCGCAAAGACACACGTAAGCCTATGACATTAGGTCCACTCAAGCAGTGGATGGTTGATGAATACAAGGCTGTGTTGCGTGAACCCTTTGAGGCTGATGACCTGCTAGGTATCCGTGGTAGTGATGGTAACGACACCATCATTGCGTCTGAGGACAAAGACCTCAAGACCATACCATGTAAGTTCTTTAACCCTGCACACCCTGATGAAGGTGTGGTCACTATCAGTGAAGCTGATGCTGATATGTACTTCTTCTCACAGGTCCTCACTGGTGACGCTGTAGATAACTACAAAGGTTGTCCTAAAGTTGGCCCAGTTAAGGCCCAGCAAATCCTACACAAAGCATCACTCAATATCACTGACCTGACTCTACGTAATGTAGCAATCTGGGAAGCTATCGTAGCTACCTTTGATAAGGCTGGACTCACTGAAGATGACGCACTAACCCAAGCAAGATGTGCACGAATCTTAAGGTTCGAAGACATCGCTGATGATGGAAGTATTATTTTATGGAATCCCCCCGTATCGAGCCTACCCTAGGAACTGACCGCCAAGAAGGTGGTGACCACTACGCTCACCCTATCCAACCTATCGAATACATCATGAAGAATGAACTCGACTTTTGTGCAGGAAACATCGTGAAGTATGCGACACGCGCTCCACACAAAGGTCAGTTTGAATCTGATGTTAAAAAGATAATTCACTATGCCGAACTCTGGCTAGAACTCCAACACCAGAAGTACGACTGAGAATAATTATGATTATAAAATTTTACACTGAAGGCTGTTCCCCTTGTTATGCAATATCAGTGTTACTGGACAAGATGATGGTTGAGTACGATGAAATTGATATTGGCAAAGACATGGACTCGGCTATTGACCATCGCGTTAGCAGCGTTCCTACACTTATTAATACTGTTACTGGTTCTCGGCTGGTTGGTTTCAAAGATAAAGCGACAGTGGAGGATTGGATAAATGTCAATCAAGGTTGATTACTCACGTAATGAATTGCTCTCAGAGCAAGCACATACCTTACTCACTGACTACTACTGTCGTGAAGGTGAGGACCCACAAGATGCATACGCACGTGCCGCTACAGCATTCTGTCGTAACGACTACGACTTAGCTCAACGTATCTATGACTACGCTAGTAAAGGCTGGTTCATGTTCAGCTCACCTATCTTATCTAATGCACCTGCACAAGGAGAGAAAGTCCGTGGACTTCCTATTAGCTGTTTCCTATCTTATGTACCTGATTCTCTCGATGGCCTTATTGGACACACTACGGAGCTACGTTGGCTTTCAGTCAAAGGCGGTGGAGTGGGTGGTCATTGGTCTGACATCCGCAGTGTTAGTGATGTTGCTCCTTCACCTATACCATTCCTAAAGACTGTCGATAGTGACATGACTGCCTACAGACAGGGTAAGACTCGCAAGGGTTCTTATGCTGCCTACATGGACATCAGTCACCCAGACATTATTGAGTTCATTAACATCCGTGTGCCTACAGGTGGTGACCCCAATCGTAAGGCGTTCAATATACACAACGCTGTGAACATCCCTGATGCTTTCATGGATGCTGTGAATGCCAATGCTACTTGGGACCTCATTGACCCTGCTGATAAGACAGTAAGAGACTCAGTGCCAGCCCGTGACCTATGGGAACGTCTGATTGAAACACGCTTCCGTACTGGTGAGCCGTACCTTAACTTCATTGATGAGGCTAACCGTCACCTACCACCAGCCATGAAAGAGAAAGGCTTATCCATTCACGGTTCAAACCTGTGCAATGAGATTCACCTTCCGACTTCTGAAGACCGTACAGCAGTGTGTTGTTTGTCTAGTGTGAACCTAGAGCATTACGAACATTGGAAGAACACCACAATGGTGGCTGACCTTATTGAGATGCTTGATAACGTCATCAGCTTCTTCTGTTTCCATGCTCCTAAAGAACTCCGCAAGGCAGTCTTCAGTGCTACTCAAGAACGTAGCTTAGGCTTAGGTGCTATGGGTTTCCACAGTGCACTACAACGTGCAGGTATCCCGTGGGAATCCCCAATGGCTACTTCATATAACACTGATATGTTCACCCATATTAAAGCACAGGCCAAGGCTGCAACAGTCTACCTAGCTCAAGAACGTGGTGCATGTCCTGATGTTGAGGGTGTACGTAACTCACACCTGATGGCTGTAGCTCCTAATGCTAACTCCTCAATCATTGCTGGATGTTCAGCCTCCATTGAACCTTTGAAGTCCAATGCCTTTACTCACCGTACCCGTGTGGGTGCTCACCTTGTTCGTAACCCTTACCTCGATAAGGTCATCAGGGCTGAAGCAAGTGATTGGCATCTGTCCTCTGACAAGTGGATGGAAGAACAGTGGACCTCAATCATTCTCAATGAAGGTAGCGTACAGCACCTAGATTGGATGGATGAATGGCATAAGGAAATCTACAAGACAGCCTTCGAGCTAGACCAGCGATGGGTAGTAGACCATGCAGCAGAACGACAGCCTTACATTTGCCAAGGTCAAAGCGTGAACCTCTTCTTCCCTTCAGGGACTGATAAGGCCTACGTCAACGAGGTACACCTCCGTGCCTTCAACAAGAAACTTAAAGGACTCTATTACTTGCGTACTTCTGCAAGTGCTAAGGCTGACACCATCAGCTTTAAGCCAACCCGTGTAGCTCTCAAAGACTACGCTGTGGATGAAGATGAGTGCCTTGCCTGCCAAGGATAGACCATGAGTCTGTTAACCCCATCACTAGCATACAAACCCTTCTCCTATGCCAGCTTCGTCAATCAAGCAATTGAACATGACAAGCTCCATTGGGGTGAGTGGGAATGTGACTTAAATGAAGATGTAACTCAGTGGAAGTCTGGAAAGATTAGCCCGTCTGAGAAGAACTTCATCACCCAAATCCTTCGGCTATTCACGCAATCTGACGTGATAGTTGGAGGTAGTTATGTGGATGTATTCCTACCTCGTATTAAGAACAACGAAGCTAGGATGATGATGCTGTCCTTCGCCCAGCGAGAGACTATTCACATGCGCTCTTACGCTCTTCTCAACGACACCCTTGGATTCCCTGAAGCTGAATACACAGCCTTCCTTGAATACGATGCGATGGCTGAGAAGATTGAGTTCATGCAGAACTTCGACCCAGACACTAAGTCAGGCTTGGCTAAGGCTATTGCTCAGACTGTCTGTAATGAAGGTATGTCCTTGTTCTCTGCATTCGTGATGCTCCTTAACTTCCAACGCTTTGGTAAGTTGAAAGGTATGTGCGAGATAGTTGAATGGTCCATTCGTGACGAGACAATTCACGTTGCTGGTATGACTGAATTGTTTCGTACCTTTATTAATGAAAATCCAGAGGTAGTTACAGATGAGTTCAAGCTCTCTATCTACGAAATGTACCGCACTGCTGTACAGCTTGAAGATAAAGTTATTGATTTGGCGTTTGAACTTGGCGGTGTGGAAGGTCTCACAGCAAGTGAAGTCAAAACTTACATCCGCTACATCGCAGACAGACGATTAGTAAACCTAGGGCTAAAGCCTAATTGGGATATTGAAGAGAACCCACTGCCTTGGCTAGATTGGGTATTAAATGGCGACAGCTTCAAGAACTTCTTTGAAGGTCGCGTAACTGACTACTCAGCAGACGGTATGTCTGGTGACTCATGGGGATGGTAAACATGTCTCGACAAGTGCGTAAGCAAAAACCTAAGCGAGAGATTAAAGAGAAGTTTGAAGAGGAGCGCACACCACGAAGGGCGCTTCACCCTAAGACGCAGACTCAAGCTCGTTACATTGAGGCGATTAACAACTTCACCCAGACCATCAGCTTAGGCTGCGCTGGTACGGGTAAGACATATATCGCTAGTACAATGGCAGCACACTTATATATGAAAGGAACTATCGACAAGATAATCCTGACACGTCCTAACGTGCCTTCATCTAGGTCACTAGGTTCATTTCCTGGGACCTTAGAAGAGAAGATGGCTCCTTGGACTACGCCTGTAGTTGAAGTGCTTAGGAACTGCATGGGTGGGGCGTATGAGAACGCTATCAGACGTGGTGCAATTGTTGTTGCTCCGTTTGAAACCATGCGTGGTTCATCATTCAGTGATGCCTTCGTAATCATGGATGAAGCTCAGAACACAACACCAGAAGAGATGAAGATGTTCACCACCCGTATCGGTGAGAACTGTCGCATCGTAATCAATGGTGATATTAAGCAATCGGATATTAAGTCAGCTAGTGGATTGTCCACAATCATTGACCTTGCTCAACGCTATAACCTCCCAGTGCCTGTGATTGAATTCACCATTGATGACGTTGTTCGTAGTCCAGAATGCAAAATGTGGATAGAAGCATTTGACAAAGCTGGTACTTAAATATAATTGCATTATAAGGAAGTCTTATGACTATTGACAAATTCCCCGTTGTCTCAACTGAGTTAATAAAAGCTCTTAAGGAATTCTTTCCCATCACTGATAGAACTCTGGCTGCATCTCATGATGACATTCAGAAGACTAGAGGTATGTACGACTTAATTAATTTTCTCACTCACGTCAATGACGTACAAACTAACCCCGACTCGGAGTAATAATTATGTGTTTTGGTTCAACACCCAAACCTAATCCACCTGCACCACCACCAGCTGACCTAGCACCTGCTGCCCCACGTATTGGAGCTAATGGTGACGTTGATAACAAACGTGCTCAGAACAACAAGAAGAAGAAAGGCACATCTAGCTTGCGGATTGATTCCCAAGTAGGCGGCACTTCTGCTACTGGTATTAACATTCCAAAGAAGTAAATCTATATGACAGCTATACGCCAACGCTATGAGCGTTTGGAAGCGGCTCGTCAACCTTTCCTTGATAGAGCTAGGGATGCAGCCAAGCTGACCATTCCTTCTCTTCTACCTCCTGATGGGCATTCAGCACATTCAAAGTTATACACTCCGTTCCAAGGTATTGGCGCACGTGGTGTAAACAACTTATCTTCAAAGATGTTGCTGGCTCTACTTCCACCTAACTCACCGTTCTTCCGCTTAACTGTGGATGACTTTAAGTTACAGGAATTAGCCCAAGAAGAAGGTGCAAGGGCAGAAGTTGAAGAAGCGTTATCCTCAATTGAACGTGCCGTGATGTCAGAGATTGAAGCCTCTTCAACTCGTATTGCTGCATTTGAAGCTATTAAACACCTGTTAGTTGCAGGCAACGTACTGTTATACCAACCTGATAAAGGTGGCATGAGAGTATTCCACTTAGACCGCTACGTTATGAAGCGTGACCCTATGGGTAATCCACTAGAAATCATCACTAAAGAAGATGTGTCACCTAGTGCCTTGCCTGAAGAAATACGTGACTTGTTAGAAACGTCTGATGAAGACACTAGCCAAGATGAACCTGTAGCTCTGTTCACACATATCGTCCGTATGGATGGTAAATGGAACGTGTCACAAGAAGTGGCTGGAATCCCAGTTCCTGAAGCAACAGGTACTTTTCCTTTAGACAAATCCCCTTGGATTCCATTACGACTAAGCCGCATTGACGGTGAGTCATATGGTCGTGGCTATGTAGAAGAATATCAAGGTGACTTAAATTCACTTGAGACTCTTACACAAGCTATCGTTGAAGCCGCTGCCGCTAGTGCCAAGGTACTATTTTTAGTACGTCCTAATGGTACGACACGGGCACGAGTCCTAGCTGAAGCCCCTAATGGTGCTATCCGCGAAGGTGACGCTAACGATGTAAGCACCCTGCAAGTCCAGAAGTCTGGCGATATGCAGATAGCTTTCCAATCCTCACAGGAAATCAAAGAGCGTTTGTCCTTTGCCTTCCTTATGAATTCCTCAGTCCAGCGTAAAGCTGAACGAGTGACAGCTGAAGAGATTCGCTACATGGCTTCCGAATTGGAAGATGCCCTTGGTGGTATCTATTCAATCTTGAGTCAGGAATTCCAACTCCCATTAGTAAACCGCCTATTACTCCAGATGCAAAAGCAGAAGAAAGTTCCGCAATTGCCAAAGGGTTTGGTGTCTCCAACTATCGTTACTGGACTTGAGGCTTTAGGCCGAGGCCATGACTTAAATAAATTAGCTGCAATGCTTGACCATCTAGCTCCACTAGGACCTGAAGCGATTCAGAAGTATATGAACATTGGTGATTACATCACTCGTGTTGGTACTTCCCTAGGTATGGACATGGGTGGCTTGATTAAATCTCAAGAAGAGATGCAACAAGAAGAGCAGCAAGCAATGATGATGCAAACTGGACAACAGCTAGCTCCACAAATGATGGACGCAGCTATGCAACAGCAGCAACAACAACCACAAGGAAATGAATAAACAACATGGTAGATTCTGTAACAATTGCCCAAGGCGAAGAAAAAGATGACCAAGCTCACATTGATGCGATGGTCGCTAAAGCTGACGGTGATTCCCCCCAGACCCCAGAGAACCCAGAGTCCAATTCGGATGAAAGGCCTGAGTGGTTACCAGAGAAGTTTAAGACTCCAGAAGATATGGCTAAGTCTTATGCTGCACTTGAAAAGAAGATGTCAGGCGGTAAAGAACCAGAAGCAGTTACTGCTGATGAAACACCTGCCGAAATTCCAACCAACGATGATGCTAAAGAAGCTGCCACTAACGCAGGTTTAGACTTCGATGCTCTACAGACAGAGTACGGTACGAATGGAGGACTATCTGATGAAACCTACGAGGCCATCAATAAGTCTGGCATCCCACGTGATGTAGTTGATTCATACATCGCTGGTCAAGAAGCACTAGCCACCCGTGTACGCACTGACATGTTCAGTACCGTAGGCGGTGAAGAGACTTATGGCAACATGATGCAATGGGCTTCCTCTAGTCTTGATAAGACAGAAGTCGATGCATACAACAATGTCATGGGAACCTCTGACCCAGCACAAATTCAATTAGCCGTTCGCGGCCTTCACGCTAAATACCAAGCAGAAAATGGAAGTAACCCTTCTCTAATCTCTGGTGAAACTACTGCAAATGCAGGGACAAAGTTTGAAAGCGTGGCACAGGTTACCGAAGCAATGCGTAATCCTAAATACAAGACTGACCCTGCGTTCCGCAAGCAAGTCGAAGCTAAGTTAGCGCGTTCTAGCGTTATCTAACAAATCGGGTAGGCCTATCTAAAGGTCTATCCAAATCTCCTCTACAAGCTCAAAGCTAAACCACTGACAAATACAATGCCCTCGAGGGGGACAACACTGTGGAAGTCACGGAAAGGCCGAAGCCTCAAGAGAACAATAACTTGAAACTTCAATACCTCTCTAAGGACTATTTAAAATGAGTAATGCAACTGTATCAAATCTTGGTCAAGTAAATGGCGCTGGCGCAACTGATGCGCTATTTCTAAAGCTATTCGCTGGTGAAGTAATCACACAATTTGAAGAAAAGAACGTAATGGCTCCATTGCATTCTGTACGTACTATCTCTAACGGCAAGTCTGCTTCATTCCCAGTTATGGGTACTGCAACTGCTTCTTACCACAATGTTGGTGAAGAAATCTTAGGTGGCTCTATCAAGGCAGCTGAGAAAGTTATCTCTGTCGATTCCTTGCTAGTAGCACCAGCTTTCATTGCGAATATCGATGAAGCTAAGAACCACTATGATGTTCGTTCTACTTACACTAAAGAGTTAGGCAACGTACTAGCTAACACCTATGACAAGAACATCTTGCGCGTAGTTGTACAAGCTGCACGTGGCGCTGAGACCATCACTGGTTCTGGCAAGTCTGGCACTGTAATCACTAAAGCTAACTTCACCACTTCTGCCAACATCGTAGCTGCATTGTTTGCTGCTGCTGAAGAAATGGACGGCAAGGACATCCCAGAAGATGACCGCTGTGCTGTTGTATCACCAGCTATCTACTACAAGCTTGCACAAGACACTACTGTCTTGAACAAAGATTGGGGTGGTGAAGGTGCATACGCTGAAGGCAAGGTATTACGTATTGCTGGTATCACTATCGTTAAGTCTAACCACATCCCAACTGGTGTGCAGACTGCTGATGCTGGTGAGAGCAACACTTACCACGCTGACTTCTCTAAGACTAAGGCTGTGGTATTCCACAAGTCTGCTGTAGCTACAGTTAAGTTGATGGACCTAGGTCTTGAGTCTGAGTACGACATCCGTCGTCAAGGAACTCTATTCGTTGCTAAGTATGCAATGGGTCATGGCGTATTGCGTCCAGAAGCTGCTATTGAATTAGCACTTGTATAGCAAGTAAGTAAGTTTCTAACTTATAGAAACACAATTGGGGAACTTCGGTTCCCCTTTTTTTCATTTTTAAGGATTCACTACCATGTCTCTAACACCTACAACTGAGCTTGAAGCAGTTAATACAATGCTCAATACCATTGGTGAAGCTCCAGTGAACACCTTGGTAAACATGACCTCAGTAGATGCGATTACTGCGCAGTCTATATTGGCTAATGTGAACCGAAGCGTCCAAGCGGAAGGCTGGTTCTTCAATTCTGAATACGGGTATCCATTAGTACCTGACCAGAATAGCAATCTACCACTGCCTACCAATATCATGTCTGTTGATTCAACAAGCGAATCTCATGATTATCAAATAGTACAACGTGGCTCACGGGCCTATGACCGTAAAAACCATACATACACTTTCACTCAAACTGTGAAATGTGACCTAATTCTCCTACTGTCCTTTGAAGAAATTCCAGAGGCAGCACGTAACTACATCGCTCTTCGAGCAGCTCGAATCTTACAAGACCGCTTACTAGGCTCTGACTCTCTACATGGTATGAACCGTGAAGATGAGTATCAAGCTCTAACGACCCTACGTCTTATGGAATCTGAGAATGCTGATTACAACATCCTAACAGGTAACGCAGACGTTTACCGAATCCTATCGAGGTAAGACATGTCACTTGTAAGTAGCTCAATACCTAACCTCGCTAACGGGGTATCACAGCAGTCCCCTAGCGTCCGCTTGAACTCACAAGCAGAAGAACAGGTGAATGCATTTAGTTCAGTTATTAGTGGTTTACGTAAAAGACCACCAACCCAGCATTTAGCTACTTTGGTGACCGATGCATTATCCACAGGTAACTACTTTATTCACACCATTAACCGAGATGTCACAGAACGATACATCGTTGTTGCTGACAATGCCTCTTTACGAGTGTTCGGTTTTGATGGCCTTGAATACACAGTCACTACTCCTTCAGGTTACTCTTACTTGTCTAGCGGAAATCCTCTAACAGACTTCAAAGCTGTAACCATTGCTGACTACACCTTCATCCTTAACAAAGCAGTAGTAACCACAGTTACTCCAAGCACATCTACTCCAGATTGGCCTGAAGCCATAGTCCATTGTAAGCAGGGTAACTACTCTACTGACTACAAGATTTACTTGGATGATGTTGAAAGAGCTAGTTATACGACCAGTGACGATGTTAAGGCTGACTTAAAGACCAATAATATTGCTAACCAACTGGCTACTCAATTAGTGGCAGGACTAGGTTCTGTATACACGGTTACTTGGGATGGCTCTGCTATTCGTATTGAACGTACAGATGGTCAAGACTTCACTTTAAGAACTGAAGATTCCTACGGTAACGCAGCCTTAATAGGCGCTAAAGGTTCTATCCAACGCTTCTCTGATTTGCCAAGACGTGGCTTTGATGGCATGAAGATGAAGATAGTGGGCGAAGAGACTTCTGAAGCTGATAACTATTATGTGGAATATGAAACAGGTGATACTACTCAAGGTATCTGGAAAGAAACCCTTGCAGATATGGCTGATTCTACTTTAGATAATGCCAACATGCCTTGGAAGTTAACCCGTAATGCAGACGATACATTCACTTTTGAACCTAACGATTGGGGAAACAGAACTGTAGGTGATGACATATCATCTTCTGACCCTTCCTTTGTAGGTAAGAAACTTAATGATGTCTTCTTTCATCGTAATCGCCTAGGCGTAATTGCAGATGAGAATGTTATCTTTAGTCGAACAGGTACTTACTTCTCATTTTATCCTGAGACTGTGACCACTGTACTAGCAACAGACCCAATTGATGTAGCAGTAAGCCACACTAAGGTGTCTATACTTCGTCACGCAATTCCATTTAACGAAACACTTCTTCTATTCTCTGACCAAACCCAGTTCATGTTGAGCGCAGGTGACTCATTGACTCCAGAAACGGTGTCTATTAACCAAACAACTGAATATGAATCTAGTCTACGAGCAGAGCCAATTGGTGCTGGTGAGTATGTTTACTTCGCCACTAACAGAGAAGGCTACACAGGTGTGCGTGAATTCTTCGTTCAGGCAGATACTTCAAGCAATATCGCTATTGATGCGACCCTCAATGTACCTCGTTATATAAAAGGTAATGCCACAGCTTTAGTGTCTAACACTAACGAAGACATTATATTCGTGCTGACTGACGGTGTTCACACACTGCCTACTTGCTACGTCTATAAGTACCTTAGACGCGATGGTCAAGCTTTACAGATGTCTTGGTCCAAGTGGGAGTTCCCAAATGCTGACCGCATCCTAAACCTTTCAGTGATTGAGTCCATAGCCTACTGGATTATCCAGCGTGGCACTGTGATTTCTCTTGAGAAGATGCAGCTGCAAGAAGCCCCCAAGCTTACAGCAGCAGGCAAGATGGTTTACCTAGATGCTATTGAAGCTGGGACTGTACCTGCAACTGACCAGATAGCAGTGACTGTAGATGGTGAGAACTTCGTAGGGTATCCATACGACATGTCCTATACCTTCTCTACGCAGTACAAGAGAAGCCAAGGTGCAGGCGGTAGCCAAGTGACAGATACTTCTGGACGCTTACAGCTTCGTCAGTTCAAGCTTCTGTATCAAGACACAGGTAAGTTCACTGTAACCACTGATACGCAGGGCATGATTAACACTTATGACTTCTTAGGCAAGCCTCTTGGTTTGTTAACACTAGGTCAGGTTGAAGAAGCCTCTGGTGAGTTTGAGTTCCCATTGTTATCTAAGAATGACCGCGTATCTATCGTTGTCAATAACACTTCCCACTACCCGTGTACCTTTCAATCAGCAGAATGGACAGGTTACTACACTTCCAAATCTAGGAGAATTTAATGGTAGCGACAGTACGTTTAGCAACCATTGATGATTGCAATAATCTAGGTCCTCGCTTGAGGGCCGCTGATAAGCTTGAGCTTAAAGCTTCTTGTGGTTATGGGCCTGTAACGGCCTTGACATTATCCATCCATGCTTCAGATGAGGCATGGGTAGCCGTTGATGAAGAAGGTGTAGCCATCCTCATGTTCGGTGTAGTAAATGCAGGCCAGGATTTTGTAGGAGTGCCTTGGATGTTAGGTAGTGATGGTATCTATCAACACACTAGGCAGCTCCAATCCCAGTGCCGTCAGTGGTTAGATGTAATCCATGAAGATTACTCACTGCTATATAACTATGTCCATGCAGAGAATCCTAAAGCTATCCGCTGGCTTCAATGGATGGGCTTCACAATAGTTCAACTCATTCCTGAATTTGGAGTGGGCAAAGAACCATTCTATGAATTCGTAAAGGTGAAATAACATGTGTCCTCCAATGGCCCTATCAGCGATGTCTTCAATGATTAAATTTGCTGGGCAGCAAGATGCAGCAAATGCACAAAACAAAGCAGCACGTGCTAACTACATGCAGCAAATCACGCAGAAGTCCTTAGCAACTATGCAAGAACATACTGCATCTTCCGACAAACTATTCCAAGACACTATCAAAGCACGTGAGGCGCAAGCTGGCTACGAGGCTTCAGTAGAAGGAATGGGTGGTTCTATTGTTGGTCGCCTTATCCGCGACAAGAAAGCAGTGGAAGCACGTAACAAGAACAACATCGATACCAACTTTGAATACAAACTTCAGCAAACTCAATATGAGCTTGAGGGCTTGCGAGTCCAAGCTGATGGTCGTAGCAAGTCTGGTCCTAGTTTACTAGGCACAGGTTTAGAAATTGGTGGCGCTGCTTATGATGAAGGTTACTTGGACTCTTCACTACCAGAAAAATACAGAAAATACTAAGGAATTAAAATGGCGACTAATACTGGCATCGAGGTGACAGCACTACGCCCTGCGGCTTCGGCAGGGGACTTCTACGTCCGACCTGAAGCATATGACCCTGCTATGGCGAATGGTCTTGCGAGACTTGCAGGAGAAGCGAGTAAAAAGCAGAAGATTGAAGATAAGTTAACTGCTGAGAATCTACACATAAGTGACTCACTTAACAACGCTAAAGACATACATGACTTCAGTGCTTATGCACATGAGTCTCCTAGTGTTGTAGCTCATCTAAAAGAACTCCGTGGACGTTCTTATGCAAACCGCTGGCGTACAGAGACTGAGAATGCTTATAAGGAATTTGCAGCTAACTCAGATGAAGGAGGCGGTGACTATCATGACTTCATGGCTTCTCGTAAAGCTGAATTAGCTGAAGCGTTCAACGGTGACCGTTTCATGATTTCTG